AGTCTGACAAGGTGCGGTTTCGTCAGGGTATGCCTGAGAAGATTGGAGGATGGGAACGCATCTCTGCTAACACGTTTCTAGGAGTGTGCCGTTCACTTTGGAACTGGGTGACGTTAGGTAAACAAAACCTGATAAGTGTAGGAACGCACCTTAAATACTACATAGAGCGTGGTGGAGCGTATAACGACATTACTCCTATCAGGCTAACTACAGCAGCCGGGGATGTAACCTTTGCTGCCCTTAATGGTTCTCCTACGCTTACGGTTTCGGATACAGCTCATGGGGCAGTATTAGGGGATTTCGTTACTTATTCAGGTGCGGTGAGTTTGGGCGGTAATATAACAGCGGCTGTGCTTAATATTGAGTACGAAATAGTCAGTGTGATTAACGATGATTCCTACACCATAACTGCTGCGGTCAGTGCTAGTGCAGGAGATACAGGCAACGGTGGAGCCTCTACAGTAGGTGCGTACCAGCTAAACACCGGCTCTGCTACAGGCGTACCGTTTACTGGTTGGGGTGCAGGTACATGGGGACAAGGCACTTGGGGTAACGGTGGTATAACTACTTCCCCTATCAGGCTTTGGAGTCAATCAAACTATGGTGAAGATTTAGTATTTGCTTATCGTGGTGGGCCATTATGTTACTGGGCAGCAAGTACGGGTGTAACAGTGCGGGGTAAAGTAATTGATACTGTCAACTACCCTACTTCTACTGATGTACCTAGCATTACAAATTTTGTAACTATTTCAGATATTTATCGTTTTGTATTTTGTTTTGGGGCTAATACTTTAGGTTCAGCAGTTCAAGACCCTATGCTTATTCGGTGGTCAGACCAAGAAGATGTGTTTAATTGGACCCCTTCAGCAACTAATTTTGCTGGTAGCCAACGTCTTTCTCGGGGCACAGAAATTATAACTGCCAGGCAAGCGCGACAAGAGGTGTTGGTTTGGACAGATGCTGCTTTGTATTCTATGCAATATGAAGGTGGAGATGCCGTGTGGAGCGTTCAATTACTAGGAGATAACATATCTATTGCAAGTCAAAACGCTACTGCATACGCAGGTAGTACTGCTTACTGGATGGGTAAAGATAAGTTCTACAAGTATGACGGTACAGTAATGACGCTACCTTGTAACGTTAAACGTTATGTTTTTAATGACATAAATACCGACCAATTTAACCAAGTAGCAGCCGGGACTAATGAAGGATTCAACGAAGTCTGGTGGTTCTATCCCTCTGCTGGTGTTATTACTAATGACCGTTATGTGGTGTATAACTACCAAGAAAATGTGTGGTACTACGGTACACTAGCTAGGACTGCTTGGTTAGACTCAGGACTGCGAGATAGGCCCATAGCCGCTACTTATAGCAACAACCTGGTAGACCACGAAAAAGGCAATGATGACAAGCAAACAGCGGTAACAGCAGCTATTGCAGCATCGATCACCTCTTCCGAGTTTGATTTAGATGATGGGCATAGCTTTGTGCTGATTAACCGTATGCTGCCTGATGTGACTTTTGATGGCTCTAGTGCTGCTAATCCCGCAGCAATTATGACGATATCGCCCATGTCTAACTCAGGGTCGGGGTACAACAACCCGCTGTCTGAGGGGGGTAATTCAAGTGCTACGGTAACGCGCTCTGCAACAGTGCCAATAGAGCAGTTTACAGGGCAAGTGTATTTACGAGTACGAGGTAGGCAGATTGCATTTACAATGGAGTCTACAGCAGAGGGGGTAGCTTGGCAGTTAGGTTCTCCGCGCTTAGATATGCGTCCTGATGGTAGACGATAATGCCTACCTCAAGAGATAGCACGAGCCGAGTAGTTGCGCCAGCTTTACCCACTGGCCCAGAGACATATAACAGAAGCTATGTAGATCGTTTTAATAACATTTTACGTCTATATTTCAACCAGATAGACAACGCATTGAGGAACGCTGTGGCAAATACAGTCCCCTACAATTTAAGAGTTGCCCAAGGCCAAGTGTCAGGGGCTACTGCCTTGTATCAATTTGGTTTCAATGCTGATGTAGACATTACTGAAGAAACCGTGTGGTCAGAGGGTGGAAATTTTACTTACCCCGGTGCAGCAGGAGAGGTGTATATCTCTAGCAGCGATACCAACGATGTAGCCACCACAGGTACTGGAGTACGTACCATTAAGGTACAGGGTCTGGATGCTAACTACTTGCAGATTGAAGAAGACATTGCAATGAACGGTCAAACACAAGTAGTTACTACTAAAGAATATCTAAGAATATTAAAAGCTTACGTCCTTACTGCTGGCTCAAACGGAGGAAGTGCAGGGACTGTTTATGTGGGTACAACTGGGGCTACAGCGGGTGTGCCTCCTACTGTGTACGCTAGTTTTGGTGATTCTAACCAGACGCAAATGGCTGTCTACACCGTACCGGCGAGCAAGACCCTGTACATAGATGAGATAGCGTTTACGGCAGCCATAGCTTCGGCCACTAATTCTGCGACTGTTAAGCTTAAGACACGGGAGAATGCTACCAACGCATTTAGAACACGGTTTATCCAAGTGTTGGAGAGCAATACCACAATAGCACCGTTTGCATATTCTTTAGCTATACCAGCAAAAACAGACATTGAGTGTCGCGCCATAGCGACTACAAACAACAACCAGATAAGCGCCTCGTTTGAAGGCGTGTTGATAGACGGATAAGCAATGGATGATGGGTTAGATAGACTACTAGGAGCTATTCAAGACAGAAGTTTTATCGGGTCTAGTGATGCTCCTTATGCTGGCACTGGTAGTGGTTCTGACAATTTCAGGTTTTATGATCCGAGCACTTTTAACAATAACAAAAAATCAACTTCTAATGACAATTTCAGGTTTTATGACCCTAGCACTTTTAACAATATGGCAGGTTTGCCTTCTCTTGTTGGATCAAACACTACACTTGATAGTGACCCTGCCGCAGGTAGAGATACCACTGGCTTATATGATGCTAATGGGAATTACATAGCTCCTAACAATTACCCTGGCGGTCAAGACGCTTACAATATAATGGTAGCGCAAAAAAATGCAGAAGCGGCAATTTTAAGAGCGGCATCAGGAGACAATTTTGATTTTGGGTCAGGGACTCCTGCGTATGACATGGATATGCTTTCTAAAATAATGGGCTTTGAGCCTGATCCAAATGATCCAAATTTAGTAAACATTCCCACAAATACGTTAAATATAACCCCAGACGCTATTTATGACTCAGTAAGACAAGCATCGATAGATCAGGCAAAAGAATACGGAGGGAGGCATCCAAGACGATACGGAGGAGGGGTTTTAAGCGATTCTATGCAAGACACGTTTTGGGATCTTGTCGATATTGCGGAAAAAAATCCAGTTCCATTAGATAGTAGCTGGATTGGTGGTCTTGAAGATTTAATAAATAGTGGAGCGTCCAAGGAAGTTATACATGATATTTTAAATGAAGCAGGGATTTTTAATGACGTTACAACACTTGACCTAGAGAAAGGTGCTGATGCTGGAGGTAAAATTTCAAGACGAGTAAAGATAACTCAGCCAAGTGATGATAAACACGCAAACGCTGAAACAAAAAACGCCGCCGCCGCCGCCGCTGCCGCTGCTGATGCCGCCGCCGCTAAAGCTGCCGCTGATGCCGCTGCTAATAGTGCTGCTGATGCTACTGGTGGTACTGCTGGTGGTACTGCTGGTGCTACTGGTGATATTGCTGGTGGTAGTGGGGCTTGGGAATACGATTCTACTACGGATACATTTAATTATAATTATTATGATTTAGATGGGAAGTTAATAAGAACCACTGACAAAATTGGTCGAATGGTTGTTGTAGGGGCTTCTGATAAAACTTTTAAAGATGGTGAAAAAGTTAACGTGTTAGTTAATGCTGATGGCACTGCTACTTTGGAACATGGTGGAACTACGGGTACTGGTACATCAACAACTACTGTTACAGGCACTATTGTTGCAGGGGTTCCAAACATAATTATACCTAATACGGGTACAGTAACGGGTACAGTAACGGCTGCACCAACAACTACGGGTACTGGTACATCAACAACTACTGTTACAGGCACTACTGTTACAGGGGTTCCAAACATAATTATACCTACTGGTGGAGTTGCCCCTACTGGTGGAGTTGCTCCTACTGGTGCGGGTACTACTGGTACTACGGGGACAGGTACAGGTACAGGAACAGGTACAGGAACAGGGACGGGTACAGGGACGGGTACAGGAACGGGTACAGGAACGGGTACAGGAACGGGTACAGGTACAGGTACAGGTACAGGTACAGGTACAGGCACAGGTACAGGAACAGGCACAGGGACGGGGACAGGAACAGGAACAGGAACAGGAACAGGAACAGGAACAGGGACGGGTACAGGAACAGGAACGGGTACAGGAACAGGAACAGGAACAGGAACAGGAACAGGAACGGGTACAGGAACGGGTACAGGAACGGGTACAGGTAGAGCGGCACCTGCTAGTACCTTTCAACCTCAATTTCGTATAGTGCGAGAAGAACCAGGAGAATTAGTAGATATTGGTTCTATATATGGATCTCCATATGGCGAAGCGGGTATCTTAGACGCTAATGTAGATAGTGAACTTGACCCTGTTGCAGCTCTATATTCTACTTTAAGAGATGATGGTATAGTTGGGGCTAAAGAATTTGACGATTTATTACGGTATTTAAGAGGATAATATGGCGATTACCATACCTGATTATAGGGGTGTTCGATCAGTTGTACCTAATACTTACGATGTTGATCGCAGACCAGGTAGTGGTGGGCAACGATATTTTACCGATATGGAGTTTGTGCGAGGTCCACAATTAGATAGGCTAACAGAAACTACTGAAAAGTATGATGGGCCTGGGCAAGCTGCGTATGAAGCGCGTTACAACACTGCAATGGATGCATTGCTACAAGGCGCTAACACTCGTGCGACTAACCAACAAGCTAGTCTAGCTGCGGCTAATGCGGCCAACCCAGCTCGACAAGGTTTGTCTAGTTTACAACGAGTTACGGACACTGCTCTAGCTAAAGATATAAGTGGCATACTGAATAGTAATACCACGGATCGACAACAAATAAATCAAACAATTGGGTACATGAACGAAAATGCTATTTCACCTTATAGGCTTTCAAAAGCTACTACCACGCCACTAGCTACCATACAAACTGGTATGGAGCCCTATTTTCAAACCCCTGCGGAACAAAAACTTAATGCTACTCCCAATTTGAATATACAAAATACGCTTAAGAGTGCTCTGGCTTCAGCAAAAAACCGAGCTTATGGTAATCCGTTAAGCTCTATACCTAGGGATAACGACTACTCGCCCACAGAAATTTCAGCTGTGATTGAAATGTTTAAAAATGGGGCAGTTACAAGTGAACAAATATCTAATTATTTTGGTCGTCCTATAGAAGAAATCCAAGAGTTTTTTGCTGCCCAGACTCCTACTTTTCAAAGAGGTGGTTTGGCTTCATTAGGTGGTAACGGCTACTATTTAGGTGGCGCAACCGATGGTATGGCAGATCAAATACCTGCTTCTATTAATGGTACCCAAGAAGCTCGATTAAGTGATGGTGAATTTGTAATACCGGCTGATGTAGTAAGTCACTTGGGCAATGGAAACTCGGAGGCAGGAGCTACTCAATTGCATGGGATGATGGACCGAATACGCAAAGCTCGTACTGGTAATACTAAACAGGGTAGAGAAATAAACCCTAACAATTTTTTAGCGTGAGGAAACATTAATGACAACACCATCATCATTGGTAGCTGGAGATCCAGTTGGTCAGGTAGCAGGTACTGAAGAAACTTTGTCTTCGTGGGCTGCACCTTATGTAACGGACATGCTTGCAAAAGGTAAGGCCCTCGCGGATTTGCCTTATACCCAATACACAGGAGATTTAACTGCGGGGCAATCTGATTTACAAACTAAAGCTTTTCAAGGTATTGCTGGGTTGACCGTGCCTACTGCACAGATGGGAGCTTTCACTCCCACATCGTTTACCTCCGGTACTACTGCTACTGACTATATGAACCCGTACCTTCAAGCTTCGTTGGAGCCCCAATTAGCTGAAGCGCAAAGACAAGCTCAAATACAACAACGACAAAATGCTTCTAGGTTGAGTAGAGCTGGTGCATACGGTGGCTCACGGCAAGCAATTATGGATGCAGAAACGCAACGTAGTTTGTTAAATAACCTTTCAGGCATCACTGCTACAGGATATAACACGGCATTTGATAAAGCCCAAGATCAATTCAACACTGAACAAGATAGGTTGCGCACCGCTCAACAAGACAATAATAGGTATGGTTTGTTAGCACTAGATCAAATGCTTAATTTTGGTGACAACCAACGTGGTATTGAAAGTGAAGGTGTTGCAGCTGATTATGCGCAGTTTAAAGAAGAAAGAGATTTTCCGTATAAGCAAGTTAACTACCAACAAGCTTTGCTTGATGGGTTGCCTGTACAAAAACAAACAAGAGATTATGTTGAACCTAGTGGGCTTTCTGAAATATTAGGGACTATAGGTGCAGTAGGAACTGCGGGCGAAGGTATTAACTCATTTTTAAATGCCGCATTTCCTTGTCCCGCCGACCCGGCAACGGGTAATCCACAAACACGCAATATATTCGGTCAATGTAGTTAATTAAGATTAAGAGGTTGGCGCAATGGCGTATGGTATTGGTCAAGAAATAGAAGAACTAACTGAACTAGGTGTACCTGCACTTACTCAGATGCAGTCTGTTAACCCACAGTTAAAGTATGCTTTAGCGTTGCAAGAAGCAACTAACATTGTTAATGCGGCTGCTCGTGAGCGGGACATGGCAATGGAGCAACCACAGCCTCCACAAGTAGTGGGGCAGTTAGAACAAGGTTTGGCTGAAAGATTAATGCCTGGAGCCCAGCAAATGGCTCAACAGATGCCTCCTCAACCCATGCCTATGCAGCCAGGAGTAGCCGGTTTGCCCGCCCCTAACATGATGATGGCCGGTGGTGGGATTGTTTCTTTTGCGGATGGTGGTATGCCCGTGGGTAATAACCAACCCATACCTAAGTTAATGCAAAAGTATGGCAGTGATGTAGTAATGAGATTTCTTGAAGGGCAACAACGTTTTAGGAATATTGAAGGCAACGTGTCTCCTCAAGCTAGGGAACAGTTTGAAATGGAGAAAGCTAACTTCATGTCAGGTTTCCCTGTTGAATTTATACAAGACGTACTTCAGACACAAAGTGGTTCCCTAGACATCAGTGAAGAAATGGCTTCTGGGGGGATAGTTGGCTTCGCTGGTCCAGATGGTAGTTATGTTTCAAAAGCATTGATGGATAGTTTGATAGATGCAGAAAGTGGTGGAAATCCTAATGCGGTTAGTCGCGTAGGTGCTCAAGGACTTACCCAAGTAATGCCGAAAACTGGTAGGCAACCAGGCTTTGGCGTTACGCCTCTAGAAGATCCTTTTGATCCAGAGCAAAATCGAGCTTTTGGTGAGGAATATTTAAGCGCCATGATATCTCGATATGACGGGGATGTAGAGACTGCTCTAGTGGCATACAATGCGGGATACGGTAACGCAGATAACTTTCTAGAAGCTGGAAAAAATTACGATGTGCTTCCAAGACCAGGCGAAACTAGACCATACGTAGACAAAGTGTTGCGTAATGCTGAGACTAACAGTGTTAAAGACTTAGCTATGTCAGCTGCTGATTCAGCTAGAGATCTTATTGCTAGGAGAACTTTAAACCAAGAAGCTGAACGAGGCGACACAAGTTTTTCTATGGATGGAATTACGAATGCTTTGGAAAATATAGTGGGCGCAACTAGCTCTGGAGAAAGAGTATCGCCTGGAGAAGAAGCGGCTATTAGGAGAAGGGCTTTACGCGAGGAAGGGGTTCCGCTTGGCGCACCAGACAGAGAGTTGCGCATGTTGTTGCCAGAACTAGCTGAAAGCTACGATGCAGAACAGCAAGCTGCTGCTGAAGCAGAAATGAATTTGCTTGATGCAGCGCAAGGTAGAAGGGATGCGTTCTTTGACCTAATTAATAAGGGTATGGAATCCTCAGAAGCTGAACCAGTAAACTACGCAGATGAAATTGGAAGCGCCTATAGAGATTTAACTGGTGGTGCTGGCTTGAACACCTTGGCTCAACAGATGGTAGCTACGCCAACAATGGCTCCCGTTGGTGTTGATGCAGATGCTGAAGCAGAAATAAATTTGCTTAATGCGGCACAAGGTAGAAGAGATTCTTTTTTAGAATTGCTTGGAAATGCAATGGGACCTGCTGAGTCAGAAGAAGTATCTAGCTACGTTCCTCCTAACAAAGGAGATTATGGAATGGTGTACGGCCCAGGGGACATGCTTAGGGACGCAAATGTGCCAAATGAATACAACCCATTTAGCGTGTTATCACCGGGAAACATTAGTGACACAGTAAGAAGTATGCGGCAAAAAGGTGCAGAAACAGTTGAAAGAAGAAGCGCTTTAGCCGAAGCAAACCCCTCTTTAAGTACTGAGGATATTGCGGCATTAGATGAACAACTACAAAGCAATGTTACTTCCGAAAGAAATCAAACAGCCCCTAATCTTTACCAATACGGAACTGAAGATATAGTAGAGGAAGGCCAGGTTTCTCCTAATCTTTACCAATACGGAACTGAAGAGATAGTAGAGGAAGATCAGAACGGTAATAATGTAGTAGACGAAATTATTGAGCAACAAATGGAAAGTGGGGCTAAAGGCGCTCCGGGTTCGGATGCTAAATTTAGAACCCAAGAAGAAATTATTGCCGCAGAAGAGGGCAGAGATGGTGTAAATACTGGGTCAGGTAGGTATGAAGTTATTGGCACTGATGACAATAATTTGACTGCGCAACGTCCTATGTCTATACAAGAACAGTATAGTCAACTTACACAACCACAAAGCGGCACCGAAGCTTTCTTTGATTTGCTTCAGACGTTAGGTGGGGGTGCTGGTAGAAGTAAAGGGTATGAAGCAGCGGGTATTATGCAACAGGCTCAGGATCGTGACCAATTAGAGCAAATAGAAGCGTTAGCACTTATCGAAGCACAAAACAGAGCAGATGCTATTGATGCTCAAAATCAAACTGACCAAAGTCGTTTTATTGACCGCTACATAGCAGCTAATAGGGGAGGAGAAAAAACTCCCGCACAATTGGGGGTTGAAGCAACCCAAGTTTATCTCCGAGCTAATAACATTTACGCAGGGCAAACAAATAGAATGGCTGATTACTCTGACCAAGTGTCAGCTATACTACTTTCACCAACAAACCAATTAACGTTAGCATATAATCGGGCGGTAAGAGGAGAAGGGCCCCAAAGCCAAGAAGCACAAGCTGCTTTTGCAGCAATACTTGATCAAGCACAACAAGTATTTGAAGCGGGTCAAGAAGTTATAAACGAATAAATGCCTGAATATACTATACAAGATGATGCTACGGGACGTGAGCTGCGAGTTAGGGGGCCAAAGCCCCCCACGCCTGAAGACATGGCTACCATCTTTGCTGAGACTTATAAGCGTGAAGGGTTTACCCCACCGCCGTTTGAACCAAGGGAACCTGTTGTCCCTCCTCCTATCGAAGAAGTGGTTCCCCAGGCAGTCCTCGAACCTGTAGTTGAACCACCCCCTGAACCACCCCCTGAAATAGAAGATCAGTCTTTCTTACGTCCTGTTGCTGACGTACCTTTGCAGGTTGGTAAAGGTGCTACTTACGGCGTGCGTGCTATAACTGAAGCTTTTGGTGCAGATAACCAAGTATCAGAAAACTTACGGGGCATTGAGGACTTATTAGATAGTTTACTATCGGCGCAATCTAAAGGTGATAGTGCTGAAGTTGCAAGACTACAACAAGAAGCCGAAGACAAAGGCGTAGGTGCCCAAGTAGTGGCGGCTTTGCAAGGCATTGCTACTGCACCTATAGACTTTATGGCTAACGCGGTAGGTACAGTTATCCCCGTAGCTGCCGCTGCTTTAGTGGCTGGTTTGGCAGCCCCTGTACTAGGAGTCGCAGCCCCTGTAGCAGCGGGTGCAGCTGCGTTAGGCATGGGTACCATAATGGGAGCCGGTATTGTTAAGGGAAGTATTTTTGATGCTGTTAACGAAGAGTTAATAAAGCAGGGAATCTCAGAAGAAGATGCTGAACGAGTCGCTCAAGAAGCTCAAGCTTATGGTGGAGAAAACTTAGACCAGATTGCTCTAGGTGGACTACTAGGAGCTTACGCTTCCAGGGCAGGTTTGGAACCTTTGTTGGCTAAGACATTGGTTAAAGAAGTCGCAGAAAATGTAGCAAAGCGAGGCGTGTTAGCGAGTGGCGCTGTAGCCGCAGCAAAAGAAGCAGGGCCTGAAGCCTTACAAGGTGCACAAGAACAACTTGCCAGAAACATAGCTTTGGGACGCGAAGAAGCTGTAGAGGCCGAAGTGCCTTTGATGCGAGGTGTAGTCGGTGCGGGAACTTTAGAAGGGTTAGCCGGTGCATTAGCAGCCGGTCCACTGGGAGCTTTGCAAGCGGCACAACAAACAGAAGACACTGAAGGGCTGGATACTCCTCCTGATGATCCTACCCCTACCCCTCCCCCTCCCCCTCCTGCTGATGATCCTCAAGACACGGGAGAACCCGGAGCACCTGATGAAACAGCTAGTAGGGACGCGGCTGTTGCTGCGGGCAATATAAACCCAGAAACTGGGGAGATAATACCGGAGGCTCAACCCGCTGGAGAAGAAGCAGACGCGACTGTAACAGCCAAGGAAGAAGATGAAGCAGATGAGTTCCCTGATTTTGATGCGTTAGATGCCGAAAGTGGTAGCACAGCAGCTAGGACAACGGCAGCTAGGCTGAGTGAGGAAGAAACCTCAACAGATGTTGCACCAAGACTTGTCTCTGATGCTCAGGATGAGGTAGAAGATGACATTGGCATGTTGACTGACCGCGTACTACTAGCCTCTCCTGATCCTCCTGCACTTAGCAGAGATAAAACTTATACTCCGCAGCCCACCTCTGAACTTGACGTACCTAAAGGGGTATACGTTGATGAACCGCGAGATGTGAGCGAAGGCAGTAGACCTATCTTTATGCGTGCAGCAAGTCGGGATCATCAAAGATCAAGAGATTATATTGGATACATTCTACATGGTAGTAACGTCCATGTGGTTCATGACGCCAACAGCAATATTATTGGAAGTTTTTCTACCGAACAAGAGGCACTAGACACGTTAGCAACAAAAGGTGCGGTTGATAGGCAAATGTTTGAAGACTTTCCAAACATTTTTGAACCCAGATACCCCGTGGAACCAAGGCGTACTTTAGAAAAAGACCAAGCAGCCAACGATTCAACCATTGTCCCTGATGCAAAGAAAAGCTCTGGTGTAGATACAGCTGCTGAACCTAATTCAGCTTTTGCAAATATCCGTAATGCACGGCAAGCCGTAGAGTACATCAAGAAAAACACATCGAACAAATTACTTAGGAATTTGGCAAACCGATTAGCTCCTCTAATGGGTAATACTAATTTTGTGGTTGTCACTGATCCTGAAACCCAAATAGCCAACCCTGCTACCCGTGCTTTATACAATGAAGCTGACACTCAAGGGGTATATGAGAACAGCTCAGACACTATGTACTTACATCCTGAAAAAGGGTTGAACGAAGAAGTAATACTCCATGAAGCTACCCACAAAGGGACAGTAGCTAAAGTAAACATCTATGAAAACCAAGACCCAACTAATGAGGGCTTGACTAACAAAGAAGTCGAATCCTTGGACAAACTAAAAAGTCTAATGGAAAAAGCTGAAGCACGGTATAAAGCTAAGGATAAAGCGGGCACCTTAACAGACACTGACAGAAACTTATTTAATGCCGGTGCATTCAATGATTTAAATGAATTCATAGCTTACGCAAGAACTAACGAAGCCATGCAACAGTTCCTTAACGGGGAGCCCAGTAGGGATGGTAAGACCACATTGTTTGGTGAATTCGTAGAGCTGTTGCGCCAACTGTTTAACATACCCTCTTCCCAAAAAGCAGCCTTTATGGAACTCATTAAAGCAAGTGATGCTTTGTTTGTACCCGAAACAGCTGCCAATGCTGGACAAGTATTAGCTGCCAAAAAAATTAGTGATAAGAAAGAGTTCCGTGTCAAAAAAATAGTAGAAGCTATTCGCGATAATATTGGTGGGGCGCGAGGCACCTTGTCCAATATGGGTAAGTTGATGATGGAAACTAGGGATGGTGAACAAGCCATAAAAACTTTACGAGAATCGCTTGGTCGTATGAGTGATTCGGCAGTTGTAGCCATATCCAAAGTGCTTACTACAACTGATATTACTCGGTGGGTGAATGGTAAATTTGACGCAGTAAGAATAAACAAAGTTATTCAAGAGTTTAACAAACAACGTAACATTGCAATGGGTTTAATTCACAAACGAATTCAACCTTGGGTAGAGTTTACTAAGAATTTTCCTGCGCAAGCCAAAACTCTCGCGGATATAATGCATAGGTCTACTATATTAAATTTAGATATGGCCGAACATGCCACTGTTGAAGAAGCCATTGCTAATGATGAAGTATTGAATGGGAAGCCCAGTGTAGAAAATCCTGATACACGGGTAGGAGGGTTGTATGAAGCAGCCGAAAACCCCGACTTATCAGATAGTCAACGAGCACAAATAGATGATGAAATAACACAACGAATTGCTGATATTGAAGCCATGTACAGGTTGTGGGACGAAGTGGGTCAAGTAGACAATGGGAAAGCCCATGAAATATATGTTATGGCTAGAGATGCCTATAAAGAAACTTTTCTTAAATACCAAGAATTATTAATTGAGCATATCAACAACACAACGCAAGACCTAGCACTCCAAGACAAACTCATCAACATGATTACTTTGCAATACCAAAATGCTAAACAATTAAAAGTATATTTCCCTCTTATGCGTTATGGAAATTTTTGGATTAGGGTGGGTAAGGGTCCAGAAATGGAATTTTATATGCGGGAAACTGCTGCCGAAAGAGATGAGCTTCTAAATCAAATTGTAGGGGATAGAGACAAAGATGAGTTGATAGGTTCTGGAGAAATAAACATTGGTAACAAATTGCAAGACGGTCAAAAAGAATTGATGGGCAGCACTGAAGAGTTAAAAGAATTATTTGACTTGCTTGACACTGTGGGCAACTCTCCCGCAGATAGAGCCCAATTAAAAGACAGCATATACCAGTTGTATCTAAGGACATTGCCGCCAGGTGCATTACGCCGCAAATTTTTAAACAGGCAAGGTTATACCGGATACAGTGAAGATGCCCTACGTAACTTTATAAGTTCGCAGTCTAGTTCTGCTAACCAACTAGCACGGTTTGAATTTATTGCTCCACTTGAAGTTGCCATCGAAGGGGCAAAAGCCAGTGTGGATAGCATGACTCCTAGTGAAGGTAAGCTAAAGTATGAAGCTCTTTTTAATGAATTGTCTTCTAGGGCTAGAGCAGAAATCAACCCTGTTATACCTGAAGGTTTTGACTTTGGTAAACTCGCCGGTCTGGGTAACCAAGTGGCGTTTGTGTACATGTTGACCTCCCCCAAGTCTGCTCTTATCCAATTTACCCAAGTACCCATAGTGGGCATACCCACGTTAGTAGCTAGAGGGTACGGTAAGAAAAATGTAATGCGAGTTCTAGGGGGTTACTTAGCTGTTATAAATCGCTTTGGTAAAGACAGCCCATTGGTTGGTAAAGGTATGTTTGATGATGACGTATCTATCGTTAGTTCCAAATATATCGAAGACCACCCTAACAAAGATCAATTAAAAGCTGGATTTGAAAGAGCCAGAGATTTAGGCATTCTTAATTTAACTTACAGTGCTGATATAAGTGCTCGAAAAAAATCAGACAGTGATCAGTTCGACAACCTAGGTAAAAAAAGTTGGCGTGGTTTTGTAGACATGATGGGGTTTCTTTTCCACCATAGTGAACGGTTGTCCCGTGAGATAATGTTTATGTCTGCATTGGAACTAGAGTTAGACAGACTCGCACAAACCAACCCTAACCTGAGTCCAGAAGCTGCTCTCAGTGCTGCCACAGAAAAAGCTGTAGAAATTACTTACGAAACTTTATTTAACTATACGTTGTATGAAAAGCCCCCAGTAATGAAACACCCTGTAGGTAAAATAGCTACTCAGTTTTTAACGTACCCGTTACAAATGACTTCGTTTTTAGTTCGTAATTTCTTTGGCACAATATGGCCCACTATTCCCAAGGAAGAAAAGAAAGCTGCTGCCACAAAACTTTTTGGCACCATAGGAATGACTACTTTGTTTGCGGGTTTAGTAGGTGTGCCTGGGTATACAGCCATGATGGGGATGGCCGAAGGGATACGGGAAGCTCTGAGGCCCGACATGGACGATGAAGATGCTGATATATGGTATGACGAGAACGATGAAGGTAATCCGCTAGGCAAAAGGAATTTAGACTTGTGGTTTAGAGAATGGTGGATACCCACCATGTTTGGTCCTAATAGTGACTTGGCTAGTGTGCTTGGGTTGTCACCAGAAACTGCACAAGGGGTAGCAAGAGGGGTAGAAATGGGCCCCTTATCTGCACTAACAGATTGGAATGTCGGCTCCTCCGTAACGCTAGATCATTTGTGGTTCCAAGATAGAGTGCCCTCAGATGATATGAAAGGAGCTTTTACACAATTTTTATTTGATACTTTTGGTGGTCCTTTAGGGGCTATGGGAGCACAAATAGCGGATGGTATACAGGATGTTAACGAGGGCAATTTTGATAGGGGCTTAGAAAAGTTTGCCCCTGCATTTTTCCGTGGACCCATGAAAGCTTTTCGAGTATCTCAAGAAGGCAGTGTAACATCCGGGCAACGTGCGCCTATCCTAGATGCAGAGTGGTACACCACGGGTAAGTTGCTTGGGCAAGCCTTAAATTTCCAACCTACTACAGAGGCTGAAATACAAAAAGCTAATTTTCTAGCCAAACGAATGACAATTGAAATACAACGGGAACGAACTAAAGTACTCAACGAAGTTAATTTAGCTTTCGCCAAAGACATGGAGAATTCAACTGCTCGTACACGAGCTAACATTGAGGAAGCTCTAGATGCGGTAGACGAATACAACTACCGCAATGCGTTCTACCCCATATCTGGGAACAGTGTAAACCAATCTATAACAGGACGAGCAACTACTAGGGCCGAAGGGGATCAAGGCTTAGTTGTACCTCAAACGCAGTTAGCTCCGTTCGCTTCTGATTTAGTTAGGCGCAGTAGAGTTAATTAAACTCTCCAGAAACGTATACCCCTAATGTTGTCTTCGATAACTACTTTAGTAATTATTTTAAATTTAAGTCTTTTAGTTGTTTTCATTATTTCTTGTTTTGCTAAAGATGGATTTAAACACGGAACAAATATAGAGTAGCCACGCTTAAATGCCTTCCAATTTACCTCGTAATTAACTTGCTCTACTACCATCACTTTCCTCTGTGTCTGAAACAGCTACCGTAAACTGCTCAATGTCGAAGTTAAAATCAGGATGGGAAGCATCGAATATAAGTGCGTGAACTCCTGGGGAAACAACTTTCATACCTTTGGACATTCTTTTTACAGACGTGCCTAAGAAAATACCTTGTTGCTTGAGCTTGGCTAAAGTGTCTTTATAGTTAACCTGTAAGTCTACGCAATCATTTTTAAAAGGTTTAGCAGTAATAAATAGTCTTTTAGTGTCAGGTTCAAAACGATTAATCAATGAGCCTCTAGGGTCTTTGGTTGGCAGCAACGGCATGTGGGTACGTTTATCAGCAGCGTCCTCTACAACTAAAGTGTTATCAATGTGACGCAAAACAAAATCTCCAACCACTTGCACGGCGTTGAACGTAGGAGGCGTGGTATCATTGCGAAGCTCATGCAACATGCTAGTAGCCCAAGCGTAAAGCCGATTCATATCCCAATCTATAAGACCTAACCGTCTAGCAATCAAGCCGCCCGCTATGTTGCAAGAAAGTATGGCTGACCAAAAACGTTCTCGCTGGGTAAGTTTTAACTCAGTATCAATCTTCCTCTGAATTGCCAACAGCCCTTTAACTATGTCATCAAGGTTTTCTATTAGGTGTTGCGCATAAATCGGCCCCGCGTGACCGTAATTATTTAAAAGTTGATGGTCGAATAACTCTTTAGCAATATCAGTAGGGATAATTTCAGAGGGTGTGTAATCTATCTTGTACTCCAGCAACCGCATTATCTCACCATCAGCGTCCGTTTTATAAGATGCAAGTTTTTCATAAAAGGAAGAATTAGAACTACACAAAGACATATTCGACCAGTGAGTATAGTTGGCTCGCAGTTCATTAGTTTGTGATTTTACTCGGTGTTTACCGCGTCCTTGAGACATACTGTACGCCAGAACAGAAAAATCTTTTGCGGGAGTGTTAGTCATCTCATCTACTGTAAAACATAAGTTATTCATCATGCCAAGCTGCATAAGTTTAGCATTAAGAGTGTCAGCAAAATTAGCACTCAGGGCTTTAGGATGGCCCATAACACTGTTTACCATGTACAGTATTGTAGATTTTCCGGTACCCGAACTAGGGTGGATTAAATTAAGTATCGCTCCGCTCTGCCCTACAAACTTAAACAGAGGAGAACCAAAGGCTGTCAACGCAGCAAACGCATGGGGCTCTAACCCTGGCCTACCATAGAGATTAAAAACTTCTTTCCACTTTTCTAAAGTACCCTTGGGCACCATATGTTTTGCTATATCTTCGGTAAGTGCAGCGGGTGGGCTATGGTACTCCCCATCCGCAGAGTATTCCTTATCTCCTACAATAAATTTGCTGTCACCATCTGCCCAACCAAACTGTGTTCTCATCTTCTCTGCCCTCTCCTCATCTTGCCGTTCTGTAATTGAAAGAATTATGTACAAATGTAAAAGATCAAATTTCTTACTGCCTGAAATTAAAACTCCATAGGAAGCTAAAGCTTTACGCAATTCTGCCTTTTCGGAAACGTGTACGTTAGGAATGTTAAATTCTTTTACCCCGTCTTTAGGTAAATGAAGCCTGAACACTACGACATCCCCTAAATTTGGATCTTCCATACGCTTAACCACGTACAAATCATTTTTGTAAACTAATGTAGGCTCCGCATCAGAATCTTCAACGCCATCACTATGGTATATACCGTTGGCCTTGCCTCGGAAAAAAGGAAACGGGTAGCTTGGTGGGGTAAATAAAAGAGGGGGCCCCGCCGAACCGTTGCTCAGTGGGTCTTTTATAAAATCATCGGTAGAAGCAGCGGCAACCCCCTTGCCTAATTTAATTGGACCAGTAATCAACCCTTGATGAGGACAACCTTCACAGCCACCAGGGTTGTTCCGTTCAAATTGCTCACACCCATGTGGCCCTTCCGAGTTTTTAGCTTTTGCATCAGCCGAAGCAAAAGAATATTCAGGGTGTCGCTCAGACATTTTTATAATGGCACTTTCTCGGTCATCGCATTTATTAGCTACGGACAAGGCATCGAACCACCTAGGTTCAACAAGGGTTTCTTGGTTAAGGTAGCAATCTAACAGTTGTGCACACCCATCGCCCTTAGCACTACGTTGCATTATCTTCGTAAACTTAGTTGTAGTGTTGCCGTTATTTGCAGTAGCTAGGTACTCCCCTAATTTAGAAACTCTTTTAAGAGGACTCTCCTTTACACCAAGTAAAGCAGCAAATTCCCCAAGGGGTAATTGTTTAGCTTCAAGGGGTTCTCCCAGTGGTTGTACTAACGCAGGTTGTTCCCCTTTAAAATTGTAAGTACCAGGTATACGCAAAATGCGTGCAACCTCAAAGACAGCGTTGTCTACGTAAAACTTATGAGTTACACAGAGTTCACGTAGCCTCTCAGCAACAGGCTCCCATTGTTCTCGGCTCACTTCTTCAGTCAACGCCCAATAAACGTGAAGCCCCCTGCCTGAATCTACAACGATAGGAAGGGGTAAACCAATTAGAGTGCAAAAAGCTTTGAGGGCTCTAGCTGCGGTAGGTTGGTCAAGGTATCCATCAGGTATTCCAGTAGTAAGGTTAGGCTTGGCTTTCTCTTCCCCGCAATCAATGTCGAGCCAAAAAGATTTAACAGCGCGTACATTGTCTTTTTTACGGTTGGTGTCAGTGGCATATTTGCTCACTGCAAAAAACACATTTCTTTTTTCTGTTACATATTGCGCTGTAAGAGCATCAACTTCTTTTCGAGTAGCTACAAGCTGTTGCCTAACGTCATCTTTACCTTCTACCTTCTTGATACCTAAAATACAAAACCAACCTTCATCAGGTTGAACAGTATTTAAAAGATCAAATTCAGTCATTTACTTTTTTTAGGGGGACTGCTCCCCCCAAGTTACCTCGATTCATTTTTATACTTTTATGTATTAGGCTTAAAGGAGTCTAAATATTCTTGGACTTTATCCGACACTGTATGATGAGGTTCACAAACACCCTCAAACCAGTTGTATAAAGTTTGCCTACTAACACCCAAATGGATAGACACTTGCGCTATAGGCAGATCATGCTTTATGCACAACTTGCCTAAGCGAACACCAAGAGATCTTTTGTTAGCTTTCTTATTTAGTTCTATTAGCCGTATGCTGTACCCGTAGCTCATAGATTACTCATCTGCCCACGCAGAGAGGACATCAGCAATTTCATCTTTGGGCGGCGCTGCCTCTTTCTTAACTTCCTTCTTAACAGGCTCTGCAATAGGGTCTGCGACCACTGGCTCTTTTTTAGGGGCAGGAATAATTTCGTCAGTAGGGAAAAGTTCAGTGGCAGAAGGCTCATTAGACCCCGTTAGCTCTGCACTTTGGAACCCATCTTCTACTACCTCAAACGGAGAACGCTCTTGCATTGGTACGTACTTAATTACTTGTACCGCACGTAAACGTAACGAGACACCCCCACCAGTGGATTTGTCACTAGGTCCGTAAGGGTAGAGGGTTACACTTAAATTGACTGTGCTACCTGTAGTCAATAAAAAATCAACAGGGAGTGGGGTGTTTTGCGAATCAAACTGTTTAGGGGGTGTAGTCAACTCGCTGTTGTACGCCCCTTTCAAACTAGCTTTACCTATGAAAAGGCCATCTTCATCTTGGTTAAAAGGCAATTCCAACGTGTCTGCCCATTTAGGTGTGCGTCTATCTGAATCTGCAAACGCTTTGCTCATAACTTGATACAACTCTTTAGCCTGGGCATCACTAGCCTTAAACTGTAAAGCATAACTTGCTTGGTCAGCTAACGGGTCACAAGGGACACTTTTCCCTGCTGTAGTATCGTATCTATACGTTCTATTTATTCTCGGATAAAGCGCAGATACGTTTTTAATTACATGGTAAATAGGGTCGGACATTATTTTCTCCTGTCAAAATTAACTAAAAGTAAACCCCTGCGTTTCAGCAAAGGGAGATTGTTCAGCTACACTGTAGGCTACAACCTGGGTGTAACGTTTTATATCAGGAAGATCTTGGGCGGTCTTAACCAACTGCCATTCTTCCTCGCTTACATTGCGTAAAGGTGTAAATAAAAGTTCTATGGCATTGGAGTTAGGGCTGTAACAAACTTTAGTCACAACATTGTCTGGGTGTTCTCCATTAGACCGTAAGTAAGAAAGGTAACTTTCAAAAGGATGCACATTGCCTTTGCCCTTCCCAAACAAAGACTTAGCCGGTACATTAAATTGATAAACATCCCCAGAGGTATCCCCTTCTATGAGGACGGCAAGGCGGCGCATATACCTGCACGCTCTGCTAGACCCCGCACCAGAACCTTTAATATTGTTTTCGCAATCTGCACAGTTTGGGTGTTGTGGGTCAGGAGTTTCTTTTTCTGGCTTGTCTCCCATGTTTGACCAACATTTAGGTGAAGCGGCAGGTTTACTAGCGTCATATTTATCTTTGTAAAAAATACGAGACACGCTTGGTAAGGACCAAGTTACAATAATGTTAACGCTGCTATGGAAAGGTTCCCCCTCTTTCTCGCCGTTAACGACACGCACAAAAGTACCGTTAGTATTAGTCTGAAGCCTCCTCTTAGTAACTCGGGGAGACTCTGCATCGTTGGGGAACGGACTATTTAGCATTGGGTTTTCTAACTTGGATAGTATATGCCTTATCGGAGTTAAGACCCGCCGGTAAACTCTCGGGGTTTTCTTCTAAAAATTCTTGCATAGCTTTACTGTTAATCCGCTTCTCCAGTACATGCGCAGCGCCTTTGTCTACAATAAAGTCATACATAGCTGCCCAATCGCTAGTCCAATATTTAGTCCTAACAGTACGGTAAAAAGTACCAAACTCAGTTACAACAGAAGTAGCGTTATGCTCTTTGCAATGATCCAAAAGTAAATCGGACATCATTTTAAATTGCTCTTTAAGAGAGGCAATCTCTTCTTTGTGTGCAGCTTCCTTCTCGCGTATGGCTTCTCGGATTTTTATGTAGACTTTGACTAACTCGTCTGGAGTAGGTTTGGTAGGTTCATTCATCGGTATATCCCGTTGAGTTTTTAAAAAAGGGAAGTAAGGATAACACTGTGTTTGACAAAGTCAAGCCTACTCGCTTATTTCTTTCCTATAAAGATCTATAATTTTGTGGTGGTTTAAAATATTGCCCTGGAGCATCTTATACAGCCTTGCTTCTACAGGACTTCCTTGGATGTGCACCACACTCATCCGGTTGTTTTGCCCTGGTCTATTGATCCTAGCGTTAGCCTGTAAGTAAGTTTCAACACTGGTTACTGGGGCGTACCACACCACTGTATTAGCCGCAGTAAGAGTAAGACCATGCGAAGCTGCTTGGGGTTGGATGAGGAGTACTTTTAAAGTATCTTTGGATTGAAACTCAGAAACAATTTCGCTCCTACGATTAACTGAAACCTTCCCGTTAATGACCTCGCATGGGATCTTTTGTTTGACAAGAAACTGCTCCAAAAGTTCGATGGTGTGAGTAAACGGGACAAAAACTAATACCTTGTGAGAGGACTCTTCTATTACCTCTAAGATAACCTTAAGCCGTGCACTCACATCAAACTCTAAGACTTGCCCATCATCCGTGTACACCGCCCCGCCAGACAACTGCAAAAGTTTATTCAGTTGAGTAGCAGCATTGACCGCGCTGACTTCCTCCCCCGCAGCGGATAACATCATGTCTTTCTTAAGTTTTTTATAGTACTTGACCTGTTGTGCAGACAGGGGCGCTTCTCGCTCCATGTAAGTAACATCTGGCAAATCTAAACATTGGTCCCGCTCAAATCTAATCGCCGGTTGCAACGCTTTATGCACCGTCTGTTGAGCATCGGGCTTAGGGGCCCATTTATACTGCGTAACCTTGTACATAACCTCATCCCTGAACCTACCGAAATAGTTAGGTATGTTAGTAGGGTTGACTAGTTTGGCTAACCCGAACGCATCCACCGGAGACTGCGCGGCAGGAGTACCCGTAAGCATCCATAGCCAAGGAGTTTTAGCCACAATATCCCTGAGTATTTTCCATCGGTTGGTTTGCACATTTTTGTAAGCATTGGCTTCATCAACAACAATTAAATCAAAACCACCAGCTAAAACTTCCTCTTTAATTACCCTAAGCCCATCAAAGTTAATGATGACAAACTCAGAACCCGCAGCTAAAATCTTTTTTCTTCGCTCTGCGGTGCCGTGCGCTACGGAACAACTACGATGCATAGCAAACTTAAACAAATCTTCCTGCCACGCTGATTTCATAATCGACAAAGGGCATAGAACTAATACTCTTTTTATATCACCGCGCTTCATCAAGTAATCTGCCGCCCATATAACAGAAGCTGTTTTGCCGGTACCTTGTTCGTTAAAACAAAAAGCCTTTTTGTTCAAGGTTAAAAAGGAAGAGGTTATTTCCTGGTGCTTAAAAGGGGTAAGCTTGCCAGACCACTGGTAGTCACGGTTGATGGGGGAAGGGACATTCTGTACTTTTAATTGGCTCAAAGCTTGTGCTTCACGCAACCCCCAATGTATAAGCACGTTATAGATATCGCCATCCCTGGAAATCACTTTGCTTTTTTTAATCGCTTCCGTAACCACATGTGGTGTACGAGTGCGTAACATTAAAGCTTTATTCTCTATCAATTCCAATTAACTGCCCTCTTGTTTTATTCTTTTCAGTTCATGTAACCCACGCACGTAGTAATCTTTATAGTTGCCTACCCACTTATTGGTGCCAAAATGGTCACAAGTATGGGCAATATCCGCGTATACTTTTATATTAGCAGCCCTAAGTTTGTCACATATCTGTATGTCCTCCCCAATCAACCCTCCATTAATAATTTGTGTATTACATACCATGCGGTGATTGTCTCCATAAGCCGGGCTCGAATCCCTAAGAACTTGAATAGCGTGTTTTGACAACTTTAAAAACCCAGTGCCTATAGCCTCTACTTCTAAAAGTTTTAAAGCTATATTGTAATTGTGTGGTTCAATGTCAGTGGGTCTAATGTTGTAACCCTCTTCGAAAGTTTTGTTACGCACGGGGATACCAACAACATCCACATCATGGGAAAGAACCGCAAAAAAAGCTTCTGAAGTAAATCCCTGGTCGGAATCAATAAAAACTATAGCGTCAACCCCCTGTTCATAAGCACAGGTAAACAAACTGTTCCTTGCTATGTGAATCAAAGAATCATACATCCAATACTGAAGAAATAACTCGTATCCGTTTTCTTGCGCTAACCTAAATATTTCAGCTATGCCGACAGAAAAATCACAACACACTCTGCCATCGTAAGCCGGTACTGCAATCAATATTTTCTTTGTTAGTCCCAATTACTTACCCTTTTATTTGTAGTATATCCAGTGGGTAACACGGCCTGTGAACGATGGTCGGTGTTGTAGTAATAACTTTTGCCCACGTTGCAATCCCTACACAAAACTTGTAAGTTGCTAAAGTACAAAGCAATGTCAGGGCGTTTAATTTTTGGTTGTATGTGATCCCCTTGAATGACAACTCCGTCTGTCTTGTAATTTCTTCCACATACACTGCAAGCAGCCCCGTATACTTCAAACAATTCACTGCGTAATATTCGCCATCTTTCGTTGTAGTAGCTATTCATTGAGGGGTCTTTAATGTTATGTGAGGATAAAACCAAAGAAGTTCTGCGTCTTAACTCCTTTAACACTTCCATGTAATGAGCCCCGTTTGCAACGCGCCACCTCACTTCTTTAAAAATATTCCACTGCCAAGCAAAAATTGAAGTGCCAACCAAAGAGTTATAATTTTTTAAATCAGAACCAGCTACTACAGAAAAATCGTTGAGTAGTATTTGCATGTGCGTGGGGAAGTTGTGCCGTACCGAGCGTAAGCTATGCAACATATCTTTCGAAAAAATGTTCCATTCAAACGGGTCATACCGATAAGGGTACAAAGAAGTAATAATGCAATAAGGATCTAAAGGGGCGCTACTAAATAAATTAATATCTTTTTTGTTACTCATTCTTATGTCCTGTTATGCTCACATTCAATGACGGGGCAGTACGCACAGAGGGGTCCGGTCTTTGCATTCCAGACTCCTGATTCTTCTGCACCCGCCAAGCGTTCAAGCTCTGGTTCAAAAGTCGCAAAGTACGAATCGCGCATATCACTAACGTGTTCTTTACGTATTAATTCATTGCAAACCACAAAAGCTAATGCCGATTTAATCTTTTTAACATGAGGGTAGTGCGTAAAAATAGCAGCAGCCACCGCGTCCAATTGTTTAGTATCAGCATACCGAGTATTTTTCCCAGTTTTATAATCAATGGAAAAAGCAGTATCACCCTGCAAAATAACTAAGTCTGCCACACCACGCCACCACACATTATCAGCAAAAAACTTTGTAGGTTCATAGCCTTCATCACTTTTAGCTACCCCCAGTTTAACTTCGCACAGCTTTTCTCCTGGGATAGAAACTAAAGTATTCAAAACATTAGTAAGGAAAGAAAACCGCTGCGGGATGGGAGTAGCAGATGCAATAAAATCTTCGGCAGCTTTGTGCACTTCTTCCCCATAGATACTTGCTCTACTGCCTTTGTCTTTAACATCGCGCTTAACTTTCAAGTGGTAATACTTTTTAGGGCACTGTTCAAAAGTTTTAAGGCTGCTGTAAGACCAAGCATTCATTCCACAACTCGTTTTGACAACTCACCATCAACTAACACTTTTACACGGGCAGAAAAAACTGAATCAACTTTACCAGGGGAACCTTTAATAAACTTTACAGGGGAGTTCATAAACGTGTGAGGAGAAACAGCAGCATACACTCGCCAATTTGTATTACGACCCCCGCACCGCCGAGAAATAATAAAAGGGCCGAGCATTAAGTTAAACCCTAACCACACCTCTAAATCAGTTACGTCACCCTCAGAAAAAGCAAAAATATGAGCGGCTATAGCACCATATTTCTTTTGGAAATCGCGTTGTGTTTCCGTACCCCCTGCCCCTAATACATACATGAGTCTTTTGTAATGCGTAGGGTGAAGGACTACCCTTATTGTTTCACGCGGATCTGCTAAAACCGTTTCATCTACCCTGAGATTAAAACTGTTTACATGGCCTATGTGATTAGTCACCGCACGTACACGATGGTCAGACATTACAATAACCCCATCTTAACTAACGCTTGTCGGTTTTTCTCGTGAGCTGCTTTAATCTCTTTCTTATTTTGTCCTTCATACGGGACAGCCAGCTTTGCTTGGAGAAGGAATTTCGTAAGCCATCCCTTTGACGTTTTGATATCTCCCAACCATCGACCAAATTTTCCCCTCTTTTTCGTTCTAAGGATGTATGTTTCTCCAACCTTACATTCCTTCTTGACGCATTCTTTTGCGAGTAACCCATGCAGCTTCTCCTTCTTATTTCTAGTGCGAGACTCGGGTGCATCAATTCCATAAAGGCGAATGTTAACCCCCCGACCATCGTCACCGCGAAGAGTGACACCAAAACCCAGATCGATGTCCACACGTAGCCCATCACCATCAGTAATGGACCGTATAATGCAGTTATACTCATATAACATGTTCCTCTCCTTTTTTATGTATGACTGTCTCGCGCAGTATTGCTTTCTCAAAGTAATGACATTCGCGGCAATACCAACCCACTCGTAAACGTGTTTCCATATTCAGCACTTGCTCAGAAGTAGCCTTGCACCTTGGGCAACTGTTGGTACGCAAATCATCCGTCATCAGTGTCTTCCGGTTCATCCTCTAATACGATGACAATCCTCTCCAAAAGTTTCATAAACCTCTCAACGTGTTTAGGGTCTGTGTCCTGGTCATTAAATTTAATAGTTATTTCCATTAGTGTACCGTCCCCGAAGAAGGGCTGTCAGCCATCAACCAAACGTAAGAAACTGTGTCATGTAACATCAACTTAAATAATTCTTGATCCATCTCCAGTTCTTTCATCAACATACAAGAGGCGTGCATGTAAGCCGCGCTCAAGGCCATCACTTCTTCCGGTTCCCGGTCAGTGACCGAAGCCATACGCGGAGTTAATTCTTCCTCTAATATGTCTAAAACTTTTTTGTTTAAAGAGGTGGGCATTGTTTTTTTCATAAATAATTCCTGGTTGTTTTTACATCTTTAGGTGAATACTTTATTCCCTTCTACCCACACTCGCCATAGCTAACTCCAAAACCACCCTCACAATCTAACGGCAATTCAGGAGCCCAACTGGGCCGTACTTTCATAATCTCTTCAATACGTTTCATGCCTACCTCCACTTCCTGCTCAGGCACAAGACAAGCAATCGCATCATGCACTGTCATCACAACTTTATATTCCTTTGAAACATTAACTAATTGCTCCCCAATAACAATACGCGCAACTGCTTGGCAAATATTCTCGACAACTTTACCTCCGTAGATACGGGTTGGGACTCTGGATTTACCCCGCAAAGTGTCGTATAAAAACTCCCCGCGCCCCGTGTCAGGGTTAATTTCACTGCGTAAATTGGGGTACCGTAAATACAAATTATTAGGTAAGCGAATTCCTTTTTGCCCCTCTACCACAAGCAGCTCAGGACAGCCCAACGGCATTTGAGTATTAGAAATAATAGCGGCTAACGCATCCCCAGACCTGTGCCAAAATTCCCTGATGGCGGGGAAAGAAGTGCGGTACGTTTGGATTATGTGTTGGCAATCACCCTGGGACAAAGCAACACCCATAGATTGTAATTGAGCTTGGAAGCGAACCGCTCCCATCCCATAGCCACACCCAAGCACGGTTTGTTTACCCACGAATCGTTCTTCTTTAGTAACGTCCTCTGTTGACTTGTTGTAGATAGCAGAAGCCATTATCTTGTAGACATCAGCCCCGCTATCAAAATCACCCACTAAATTTATTTGGTTAGCCAACCAAGCCAGTACCCTAGCCTCTATCTGAGATAGGTCACAATCTATAAACCTGTAGCCCTCTGGAGCTAACAGCGCCTTCTTGAGTAACGATCCCCTGGGTAAGTTCTGCATATTTATCTTGCCGTCACCACCCCATCGCCCTGTGTGAGCAGCATAATATTTAAGAGGTACCGGAAGTAGCCCACGCTCTGCAATATCGATAAAACGTTGAGTGCGTTTCTCTTCTAATGTGGACTTGACCCCAAGCCGAGCAGACACCAGGTTCTGAACCTCAATATTGTTGTGGTCCTGCAATAACTTAAGCCCCTCGTCAGTTTTGGCGAAAGCATATGTTTCCTTGCCAGTGGTTGGGCTAATCTTTTTGGGGGGTGTTACGCCGTAACTTTCCAAAAGAGCCGCAAACTTAGGGTTGCTCATTAACTCTTTTTGATCATGCTCTATCCTCAACATCAAAGACTTTTTATGATCAGCGATTTCAGTAAGATGGTTGTCGAGCAATTGTTTATCAAGTTGTATAGCGGGCTCCGTAAACATACGCATGGTCAAGTCTATGAGTTGAAGCTCTATAACAGGGAATCCTTTGGCGAGAATTAAAAATAATTGGTAAGTAAGTTCTGTGTCGTTAATGCAATACGACCCATAAGCAGCAAGATCCTCTGCTGAAAAGTCTATCCGAGTCTTGTTGATCGCTTCCAAAACTTCTTTACCCTTGGTGCCCAAACCGTAATGGGTTGTGAGCGCAGCAAGACTACCCCCCACCTCACCAGTATGAAGAGCCCGCGCCATTGATAAAGTATCTACAATCTTCCTGGGACGAATATCAAAATGCCAATTGAGTATCGCCATGTCGAACATAGCATTGTGAGCTACGCCTATGGCGTTAGCCCAATCAAACTTGTCCAAAAACTTTTGTGTGTTTTGTTTTGTTCCAGAGAACCACTCGGTTGGCCCATCATCTACTTTCACACTGACACCGATAACCTCAAACTGCTCGTGTCTTATGTACTCTTCAGTAGTGCACCGCCTCGCACCGAGCCCGTAATCAGTACTGTAGTATGTCTCAAAATCCAAAGTAATAACCTGCATTAACTATGCTCCTGAGTTGTATCTACACACCAAGCAATCAACTCGGGTAGGTTATCCTCATTGACTACAAGCGCAGATCCACCCGCTGTTTGAATCGCAGCAAGTTCTCTTTTCTGCAAGGCCGTGGGTACATTCTTAGCCGCCTTACACTCAATGCCCAAAAACTTCCCGCATAAACAACAAACAATATCAGGCACACCGCTGCGCCCGTATCCATAAGTCGCGGGAAAAAAGTAGTAAGCGCCATATGTTTTAAGGATGCTTACCACCTTATTTTTTACTTTCTTTTCTGGAGTTAATGCCACACCCAAGCATAGCATATGATTAGACTTTGTCCAATTCACTGGTTAGAAAGTCGTCATGAAATCAAACACAACCCAAAGCATAGTCGCCACTACAGCTACATGTAACAACAACATACCAAGCAACCCGACTCTCCATTTTTTTGGAGTAGGAGAGCCGTAAATTTTACTTTCTTTGCTCATATCAATACTCACATCTCTTTTGGCAGCTACTCTTCGCGCCGCTTGCATAGCTTTAATTTGGGCTAGTGTCATCATTGCTCCCCTTTTTGTTTTCTACAATAAGATACTTAGCGTCACTCGGCCAGTTCTCCACTACGTTTTGCCAATGTTCTACTTGCTGTAGCATTTGAACAATGTTCGCTTGGACTTGCTCTTTAGTTAGTTTTATTTCACTCATATCCTTATCCCATATTTGTTTGCAAATTTTTTAATCATCTCTGCCGTAAGAGTTTGAACTACACCGACTTCATCTAACACCAACAGTTCTGCATGGTTAGTTATACCTTTCATTTGAACCATGAAATTTTTGCCTTCGTAAAATCCCTCCAAAGTATTATCCTGGTTAAGTTCTCTCATTAGAGCCAGCGCCTTATAAAAGCTTAATTTCATCATCGTCCTCTTCAGCAAGAATGTCCTGCCATCGTTGTTGATCTTTGCCAATAGCTTCTATTGCAGCTTCTTGTGCCTCCCTGGCAGCATTTGTTAACACTTTACGCATCTCAGTGGTATAACTTGGGAAGCTCTGATAATGCATCAAAGTCTCTTCAGAAATACGCAGGGTGATTTGAACCATAGCTTTCTTACTCATTGAAACCCCCTTCTGCTATTACCTCGTAAACTTTCTCAGCTATATCATCAATGTCCATTGGGCTGTAATTATCCATCAAAGAATTTCCATCCCCATCCAAAACATCCTCGACACTGATAGCAACACTGCCATTACCCATTATGCCTACGTCAGGTTCCGGTGGACCGCTATCTACCTCCACTGACAACCTTGCCCCTTTAAACTCAATGGTATAACTCATTCCAAACTCCCAATTTTTACACTATGATTATCAAAAGCTATGTCAATATCGTCAACTTCTCGCACTTCGGTAAGCACCGAGCCTACCTTGCCGCGTTCAACATCTTTGGCGAAAGCTTCCTTAGCTTCCTTCTCAGCTTCCAAAAAATTGTCATTTTTTACTGTGTAATATCCGACTTTCACTTGTCTAACTTTTAAATGAAAACTCATGTTTTGCCCTCTAAATTCTTAAAGACCTCCAGAACAATTGCTTTAGCCCCCGCATAATCCTTATCTAAATATTTGCGCATCGCGGAACTCCACTTTTTCTGAGCAGCCTGGTGAATATCATCGCGCATCGGGTATGCTGCAATAGCACTCATGGCATCGCGCAACAATTTTGAAGCTACGTCTGATTCACTTTTTGCCATTTAACTCAATCTCCTCAATTTTTTTGGATCTAATTTTTAGCTGGTTTTGTATCTGTTTGGGCATCGCCTCCATTTTCTCATCAAAGTAACCACTAGCGGTGAGCACTCCAACATCGCCATCCTCGCGCAAACTAATACTTGCCCACCCGCCGGGAAACATAGCGTCTTTAATATACAAATCGGGTGAACTACTTTGACCGAGAGGCCCAAGCTCCACCCCCTCCTCATCTCTAACCATCACCACGGCAACACCCTGCAATACTTGCATTAAAGAGTTGTCTAAAGTTAAAGCTTCGTAGGTCCAACCATCCGTTTCTTCAGCATTAAGTTTGTCAGCTAACTCGACTGCCACATCAATGCGCATACGCTTGCCGTCTATGCTGCCATCATTTTTTGTATCCATAGTATTCCTCCAAGAAATTAAGAGCCCGTAGCGTGGGCCAGCCGCCTGAAACGCACAATCGGAGGACTCATCTCAAGGGATGCGCCACTATTTGCGCTGACAGGTGCGGGTGTTTGAGGGCGAATAACTTCCCAACTCACCGCCCGCTGGAGCTGCACTTGAAAAAAAGACAAAGGCAAGTGCACTAACTACAAATATTCTGCCAACGATTCGACCTTGCTTTTCAAGGCGGGTTGCGACCAATCAAACCCGCTTTTCTTATCGCCGCTAATAGCTTCACAACACGATGACGTTAGGCAATACGATTCGACCTCGTCATATTCATCCTCCGAATTGTGAATAAAAAGAACTTCACCGCTCACAGCAAAAGTTAACTCCGCGTCATCCTCAATAGGACATCCGCGCTCGCCAAACCAATTTCGTACCTCTTCTTCTGTCATATTCGCCTCGCAATTATGCCCAAAGATCCACTAGGGACAGGGCGTGGGTTGATGGATTTAAAGTTAATTACTGGATATAAAAACTTGATCGCGCCCCGTTCGATATCAAAGGTAGTACCTTTTGAGACCAAATGTTCGGCACGCAATTCATTAAACTGTGCTGGATTGACGGCCATAGCCCTTCCAAATTCTGCAAACCCTACCACCATCGCGGGTCCATTTCCGGTACGCACAATACCGACCCGCTTACCGACATAGGGATCAAGCGAGCGGGTACGCCGCGATTCCCACAACTTCTCGCCAGATACAATGGCGGTTGCGTAATCCAGGGGGCCATCGGACCTGACATTGATGCCAAGCCGATAGCCTTTTTTATTCCTGGCGAACTTCAATTCATCCAACCATCATCATAGACAGCTTCGAGCCCCTCATTTTTGAGGTATTCCAAAACAGGCTTGACGGCCCGCTGTGCAGATACATTACCTTGCACAAAATTACAGTGAACTATCGGTAGGTATTCAATGGTGCGTGCTCGCTTTCGCAAAAACGGAACTTGAATGCACTTGCCACCACAACAGCTCCCCTCATCCAACTCCCCCTGAGATTTCCAGGTTTCCAGCCACAGCTCCTGAGCCTTATCAATTATGGGTTTCACCTTATCAAGATCCGCTTGCTGATAAGCATTAATGTCGCGTCCAAACGTGTTTACAATTTTCATAATTACCCCTTAAAAGTTATCAAGCCGTCTAATCTGTTGATGAAATTGTCTGAGGTACGGCTTTACAATGGCTCTCTCATCAAGCCACGATTGCATCGCCGCATCCACTTTCACCCCTTTGCATGAGTATCCGTCATACTTAACCCCGTTTACTTCCAAAAAATCCCAATAAGAAATGCCATCATCGCTACCTGAACAGAATGTCCAAGTGAGATCGCACTGGCGACTTTTTACTCCTTCACTATCGGTTACCTCATGCCAAGCCGATATGAGAAAATAATCAGTCTCAATTTGATGTTCCCCGCCCGCCATGTAGTCAGTAGCGAAAGCAGGGACACGCGGGCTTTTAAAATCGTACCAATCAAGGACCGGAGGCCCTTTGTAGACCAATTTGTCCTTCTCCCTTCTGTCGCGGATCTCAATCTCGTAACCCTTTGACAGGCAATAAACGAGCACTTCATTAACTATGTTCATTTATCCTCCGAGTAAAAAAATTATTAATG